GTCCCATGGGGGGGTTGTCCCCTTAAGTTTGGGAAACCAATAAAGAAGGGAGGTGACGTCATGTCTGACGTCTGGGAGTGTACCGAGGAGGACGAGGCCGTCATGGCTCGTTTCTCCGATCAGCTGTATCGGGCTGAATACCATGACTTTGTCGCTCCACATGGAAACCTGCGGGCTTGTGTGGACGACCCGACCCTTGATGCGGATGACCTCCGTCAAGCAGGGGCCGGTGAGCTTTGGGAGGCTTGTGCGTTGGATTACGCACCGGACTGGGAGCAAGAATCGAATATTCTTGCCTGGGGTAATCTCGGATCATCCTCAACTCGTGATCGTTATGATCTTCGTGGTCATGATGGGTCGCAGTCCTTAGAGGAGAAGTTCGAGGACTACTTCATCGCCAAGGAGATTCATCCTCGTATGGATGTCCTAGATCAGGCGGCCCAGAGATTGGCGGCGTTGTGGCCGCGAGGGAAACAACGCTTGAAGGTGGCGTCTTTGGATGACGCCGTGTGTTGTTTCAAAGATGATACCAACTTTGGGTATCCACGTTGTAACTCGGATCAAGCGATGAACCTTCATTACTATTATCTGGAGTCAGTCCGGATAGAGGAACGGGGTTTTCCGTTGGCTGATGTTAGCGATTACCCGTCTATCGGGACATCGCGTGCACAATCGACGGGATACCATCGCCCGGGAAAATCACGTGCTCTCTCAATGTTTTGTCGAGCTGTGTCAAATCATGAGAAGAGGGTTCAGATAGCTGGTTTTACTGCACTCAGGGATCTCCATGAGTTCGTTGCCTGGAATGGCCAACGTCAAGTAGACATAGCTATGACTCGTCTTTTGGACGAGGCGCCAGATGTGTTGAAATTATCTGCTGATTTCACACGTTTCGATAGTACGGTCCCATTTGAGGTGCTGACGCGCGTCTATGGGGTCGTCTCGAGCTGGTTTGAATGGAATGCTCAAAACCTTATCCGCTTCGTGGGTGAAGCAATGATGAGGTCGGGGATTTACCTTCCGCCAACTGCGAGGAACCCTTCGGGGTACTTCCATGGTGGGGAACGGAGGCGTGGAATCTCTTCTGGTTCGGCCCTTACGAACTGGATCGGGTCTCTCACGAACATTCTGGTCTTCAACTATGCCGCTATTCGAGATGGTGGTAGTGTTGAGAAGATCCATGTGAATGGAGATGATGCTGTTGTTCTCTTTAAGGGAACGACCGCTGCCAGGGTTAGTGAGATTCTTGAGAATGATCTTGGTATGATCATCAAGATGGATCCAGCTAAGAACCTTGTATCGAAAAGTCACATAAAGTTCCTACAGATGGATCATCACTGTGATTTCCGGTTAGGGGCTCTGAATGTTGGACTGCGTCCTTTCTTACGTGTCTTCAATAAAATGACGGGACATGAAAGAAGGCGACCAACAAAACGTCTTGGTACTCGCGATGAGGCTCCAACCCGTTGGAAAGGTACTTTTAATACCTACCGGTGGTTGCAGCAGATGGAAC